TCACGATCCTTGAAGGCGTGGCCGAATACGCACAGGTGGTAGTGAGGCCGCTGGGTTGTTTCGCCGTACTCGCCGCAGAGATAGTAGCTTATACGCGTTTTGTATTTGCGGCGAAGGCGTTTGATGAAGAGTTGAGTATCCTTCGGATCCAGCGAGCCATTGAGAGGCGTTTCGGCGTAGGTTAGGGTTACGAACCAGGCAAACTTACTCGTTTGCTGTTCGTGGGTAAGTCTGACGGCCCATTGGCGAGCCTGGTCAGTACGGCAGCCAAGACAGTGGCCACATGGCACTGTGATTTGATCTCGGCGGACCGAAGACCCAGCCACCACGCTTTGCTTCCAACGACCATTTGATTTCGTGAACTCATTAGGCCCCAGACTTTTTCGGGTCACTTCGACGTTTGACGGATGGTAGCAGGGCATTAATACATGCCGTACCGATCTCGCCATCTGTTCCAACAATCGTTGCACCAGATGTGAGCCACCTTCTTACGCCAGAAGTGCCAGCACTTCATATGCGGGTTCCACCTCGCAGGCGAGGGGCTCGGTTTTTCCGATGTGACCGGTTGATTCCGTTCTTGAAGGTCTTCTTGCTGTGCTTCCGCGACATCGAACGAGGTCTCATTTTTTTCCTCCGGAGGGTTGCGACACCTGAGGGTGTCAGTAGGCACATATAAGACAAGGTATATATGTGCGAGGGGCCGTCGCAAGAGCGACGGCCCCAAGTTTCACCGATCCGCCTCAAACCGAGGCTCTACAATCGCTAATAACCGTCCACGGACCCCTTCGGAGGGGTAGGGGGCGCTTCTTTCTCGGCCGTTTTCTCGGCCGCGCCCTCTCGTTCGACCTCGGGTACGGGTTCGAGGATACCCAGTTCCTCGAGAGCAGGCCGTAAGGCCTCGATTTTTTCTGGGTCGTGGGCTGCATCCAGCCACTTGCTCACGTCGTGGTCAAAGACCTCGCGAAGCTTTGAAGGTAATTCCATGAAGGCCAGCTCAGCCGCCTTCGTTTGCTGCATCAGGTCGGCGAAGTCCTCGAATTCCGTAACATCACGGAACTGTAGATCGACCTCCGCCATCCGGTCCACGATTCCCGTACCGGCGTACCGTTTGATGATTTCGGCGATGTCGGCACGACTCCGGTCCGACTGGACCGTCATGGACTCCTGATCGTTGAGCGTTTGCACCCGCGGGTGCAGAGGCTGGTCCGCTCTCTCGGTGATAATCTGCGGCATTATCTGTTTCTCCTAAGGAAGCGATTCTGTCGGAATCGCGTGAGGAATTTCGAGGATCGAGTCGCTATACGTGTACCGCCCCGAGCGACGAGTTTACCCCCGCTTCTCAGCATTCCCCCAGGGAGCAGCTGAGATGCGAGCATCGTGATAGGGAGCCATTCTCCCAGTCTTTTCGACAGGGCCCCCATAGGTTCGGCAATGTCACCCATTAGCCGAGTTTGACGGCCTCGGCTTTCAGCAAGGCCGATGTTCGCTTCTAGCTCACGACGCATCAGGGGCCACTCGTTCTCCGTTCTGATCCGGAGTTGACCGCCAGCGGTCGTTTCGAGACCCCATGCGAAGTTCCGGGCTTTTTCCCGGTTTGAGATTGATTCGGCTGTAGACGCCTCATGTTTGAGTTTTTCTGTGGACGCTTTCACTTGTTTGAGGTCCGCGGCCATCCGTGTTGCTTGCATTGCAGAGGATATGCCGGTCCCGAGTGCGTCCATTTGTTGGGTCATAGAGCCGCCAGGTGCGGCATTTGGACCCTGAGAGTAGGCAAGAGCGGGATTCAGTCCAGCGGCTTGCATATCCGCGATACCCGCTTGCCATTGAGTATTGCGCATCCTTTCCTGAAATGCGCGATTTTTTGCCGCTTCCGCGACGTTGGCCTTGTTTTGTCCCCTTCGACCTATGAAGGAGCCGATCCCGGAGACGATACCCGGAATGGCAGCAAGGGCCCATGGAGCGATGAGAACCATTCGCTTTAGAACCTGGCTGGAGCCAGAGACGGAACCGGACGAACGGGCAAAGCGCGAGCTACGCGCAGATCGAATCGCCCGTCGATAATGAAATCCGGTTCAGTTGGGATGGCCGTTACTCGGGCCATCGGGGAGGCGTCCTCGACGAATACTTGATTAAGGGCAGGCTGAGAGGCGAAGTCCTCCGCCAAATGCCAGAAGTCGAGTGAGCCAATTGCATCCGCAGCAAATTTGCCGCTGATGAGTGATTTTTTGAACCTGTAATCTGCGTACCGTTCTTGGTACCCGAACACGAGTTCATCTGTGGCATCCCCTTGGATCCACAGTTCTTTGTTTAGAACCGCCTGTTCCCCAAGATGGGCGAATTCAGGCCACAAGAAGTCGAACTTGGTTGACCTCGACCAATGACGATCGACCCCTTGTTGGTAAGACACTTCCGCTCGGGCTCGGAGAATCCCGAAGATATACCCGTGCTCCACGAACGATTTTGCCCAGGACGCGGTCAGAGTACCCGTCCCGATCCCCGCCAGGTTGCCCTGCACCTTGGTCGCGGTGTCTGAAGTGTTCGCTACGGGGCTCACGTTGATATAACCTCGGCCTCCGCCGAGATATTCCGGACGTTGTGTCCGATAATCGGGGACGTCGACCCCGAAATGAGCCCGGATGATCTCCGGGTGGCGCGTCCCGCCACGCGCATCGCGCTCTAAGAGCCTCTGAATCGCTGCCGCTTCCCTCAGAGCGTTGATTGTGACCGATGTGGAACCAGAAAGGGCCACATACATGACCGAGGCCTGTGATGACACACTCGACGAGATGTCCACAGTGCTCTGGTCCGAATCGAGTAGACGGTACCCACCTATTGAAGTTGAGAAAATCGAAGGCGACACTCCGAGTCCCACATCCGTTAGGACATCCAGGTCCTCGCCCAGCGAGATCGAAACAGCATCACCCTTCTGTAGATAGGGTAAACTGGTCGTGAAATAATCCGGCTTTTTCGCCGAAACCTTCAGGGCCGAGACCAAGAAGTCAGGCCCGTTGTCTTTCTCGACCGTGTGACTGTCGATCAAATTTTGATCCCTGTACCATTCGTTGTAGATAAGTCTGTATCCACGGAACGGCAGAGCCGAAATGTCGACCACGGCTGAATCGATCCCTTCCGGGAGACCCATGTACTGGGCGATTTCCCCGTTATTGATCTCGACCCCAGCGGCCAAGATCGGGATTGTGAAGTCCACGTCCTGGGCCCCGGCGTCATCATGTGCGCCGAGAAAGTTTTCCCAGTTATCCCAGACCAGCCGGTTCGGTACGAAGAAGAAATCAATGGACATTTCGATATTGTCCATGATAGGCGCATGAAGCGCAGAGAAGATCCGAGCGAAAGCCATCAGTTTACACGTGAACGTGTCGCCCGGTACGACCTCCTGAAGCAGGTATGGGATTAGCTCCCCCGCGTCGAAGGTCGTTTTGTGTTGGTGTGAAAGAGAAATTTGCGATCGCCCCAGCCGCATCTGCGGAGCTTGAAATTGCTGCGATGCCTGGGGCCGTCGGACCTGGACCATCTGTCCATGCTGCATTAGTCCTCCTTGTCATAGATTGCCGAAGCGTCCTGCGGAAGTTCGTGTTGCTCGCCGAATTTGACGAGCATTTGGAGCGCCATACCCAGCTTACGAGGAGGGTTGTAGGCCTCCAGGGCCCCGGTTTCTTCGTTGAACTCTCCGAGTCCGAACAGGGTGTAATCCTCCGGGAACTTGTTGAATTGGTGTTTTTGCTCGTTCACGGCTTGCCGAAACGAGCGTATCGCGGTCTCGACCGTCTCAGTAGGGAACGGAGCGAGGAACCGCTCTGCTGCCCCGTCAAAGACGGAACAGATGATCGAGGTCATATTGCTTTCCTTGAAGTAAAGAGGAGGTTGCGAGCACGGTGGACTTTTTCTTTCATAATAAGTTTTTCGTCCCCGATTTGCTCAGTATCTAGGTACCGTTGATAACGCACTTCCTCCATGATTTGAGGGTGATTTTGATCCATCCACCGATCGTAGAATCGGGGAGGTTTCATAGGCGTCCCGGCCATGACGACGAAGTCTCGTGGGTAGGCGTCAGTCCAGAACTTTTCCAGCCAGCGTTTCGCTAGAGCTGGGCGGCGCGACATTCGTCCAAACTCGTGTTGGATTTGGACTATTTCGCCGGTTGAGGGGTCTACCCGTAGATAGTGTTCCGGGTGGTCCCGTTGGCGCACTTTTTTTGACACGTAGCCTGCGACGTAGAATGCGCCGGCGTAGGTTAGCCCGGTGAACTCGGTGATTCCGTGGCCCCACGCTTTGTCAAGAGTTTCAGATTTGAAGACGGGGACCTTGTTCCGAGTAGTTAGGA